CAATTTATGACGCCGGCGCATTCGCGCCTGATATCCTTAGCATGAAAGGCTAAGTATCGTTTAAGTAGATGAGTTGCCTTACCCGGAAGAGTTCCTTGTAAAAGACATCCTATATTAGCTGCATAACCTGCAGTAGGATCCTGACCAAGATGGGCCTTAGCTAATAAATAGCGACCCTCTTCGTATTTACAATAGAACTCTCCGTCGCAACCTTTGTTCAACTCCCTATTCTGTACCTTGTGCTGACCAAAGAATAAGCCAGTATTGAGATAGTCTATCTGCCACGGTGTGGCATTACTATTCTTAAGGCTATAATGGGCACTTACAGAATTAATATTTGCATACTCATAATGATGATATGCCTTACCAACACTCATTTCCAAGCCAACCTTCGCAGCAACATCAACATGATGATTCCATAAGGACTCATTGGCTGAATACAACATATCGTCACCATTAATCAAAACGTGATTAAGGCGATCGTGGTCATTCCAATGACGCTGCGCTAACTGTGTAACTTTAAGATACACCCCCAAATTGGCTAAACACAAGATAGGAAATGAAAGAATAGATCCCATTAACTGGCCATTCTGCTGCATGCCTTTGAAGACTCGACACCCGGGTGATCCCGGAATAGGATAATGAAGAGCATGAGGTCCTAAGACTTCAAGAGCTCTCTCCTTTAAATACGGAGGAAGGTCTGCGATTATAAATCGAAGAATCCGACCAGCATACTTCCACGAGAGTCCATCGGTCGCAGCAGAGTAATCTATAGAAAACCATTGATCCCAAGGATCAGAACGTTCTTTAAGATCTATTAAATCTGTTGGGCTAAACGGTCGACCGATCAAACGAAAGCAACAAAGATGCTTCATTGCTGAATGCATAGCTTTCTGAAGGGGTTTACAACTATAATATGGCAAAGCCTCTCCCTTGGAGATAACTCGTACCTTCATAGGTTCGAGGACTGCCTGTATTGTACAACACCTTGACCGTCGATCAAGAACATAGGAGTGATACTTCAATGAATTCCACTCATCTACACCATAATCAACTCTAATCTCGGTAACAACATTGTGTCTAATACCATGAGCCGTATGAACTACTGTATCAAAACGCATCCCATAAAATTCTTTTATTGGGTCGTATTGCGTTAGTAATACCTTATCATCACGTCTGCTCAGGCCACACACAGTTTCTAATTCGAATTGTTGCCCACCAGCTCCTCTAGTATTCTCGAAACATGCATTCGCCGATGGCGCATTTGCAGTAAAATCGTCGTCGTGGTTAAGAATATCTTTCGCCACTTGAGACCTAAGAGAGGTCAAGACACGATTAAAAGTCGGATCAGAGAAGATCTCATCAATTATGAGATCATCCCCAGGATCATGACGACTTAAACTTTCGAGATGTTTATCGTATGTAGACTCGACAAAATCGGAAGAAACCGGTAAAGTCGATCTTTTAGCTTGGAGCCAGGAATACCAAAGATGAGTATTCTTTCTGTTGAAACAACACATACGCTGTTTCAACCATCTACGTAACTTCCC